AAACGAGCCTTGAAATAGGCTCGTTTTTGTTGTATCATGCGTATAGGATATTGATGAGAAAGCAATGGCAGATGAAAACGCAAAGCAATCGGACAAAATCGAATTCCTGGCCTATCTCCCGCCGATCCAGACGGCGCTTACCATCAGCGGGGACGGGGATTTACTGCGGGTAAAACTGGACTGCAATCTATCTGTATCGCCGGATGCTGCCAGATTGCTTATAATGACGGGGAAGCGGTTGAAGGTTACGATTGAGGAATACTTGACGGAAATTGACGATGCGACTAAAAAAAGCTCAAAAGGAAGCTCTACTTCAATGGATAGCCGAAGGATTGATGTCAGACGAAATCAACGTAAGAGCGGCTAGTTTTGAACCCGCATTCCAGGTTACTCGACAAAACGTAGACCAATATCGCAAACGGCACGCAATCCAAATTGATGAATTGCGCAAGAAGTCGGAATACGAAGCCCTGAATGCCGGTCTTGCCATAGTCGCTGTTAGGGTGCGTAGATTACAGGAACTTGCGCGAATTGTGGAAAAGGACTTATTTAGCGGGGAACGGGAAACAATTTGGCTTCCGCAGGTCAAAAGCATTGGTAGTGGATTGAATGCGCAAATAGTTGATTATGAAGAGTTCAATCGAAGTGAATTTGAAACATATCGCGGGATTTTAGATGACATTGCAAGAGAAACAGGAGGGAGAGGCCAAAAGGTAGACATTCGCAATTTAGATTTATCGTCACTTACAGACGAACAATTAGAACGGCTGTCTAAGGGAGAGGATTTGTATGCTGTCCTTGCAGGTAAGGGTACAGGCTGAACAAGAGCGCCGCAGGCGTCAATCAGGCGGAATTTCATCTGCTTACCAGTTATTCCAGCAGAAATATTTCTATGACTTAGCGGGGTTTGCAAGAGATTGTATTACCTGGGATAAGGGAGAAGAATTATCGGAATATCAAGTTGAAGGAATGAAGCGGCTGGTGAAATATCGCCGCTTTTCCATGCGCGGTCCACACGGCTTGGGTAAGACGGCTTTTGCTGCAATTGTTGTTTTATGGTTCGTTCTCACACGGGATGGGAAAGACTGGAAAGTTCCCACACTGGCAAGCGCATGGAGGCAATTATCTAAATTCTTGTGGCCTGAAATCCATAAATGGTCACGCCGGCTGAAATGGGATGTAATAGGCCGTTCTCAGTTCGGGCGCATGGAATTATTCACCTTGAGTATCAGGCTAAAAACAGGGGAGGCGTTTGCAATCGCTTCTGATAACGCTGCCCTCATTGAAGGCGCGCACGGAGATCATATCCTGTATTTGTTTGACGAAAGCAAAACCATACCGAATGATACCTGGGATGCCGCAGAGGGGGCTATGTCTACGGGGAACTGCTTTTGGCTTGCGGTCAGCACCCCTGGTGATCCATCTGGGCGATTTTACGAAATACAAGGAAAAAAGTCAGGTTATGAAGATTGGAATGTATTCAAGGTTACGCTTGAAATGGCAATCAGGGCCGGGCGCATCAATGCAGAGTGGGCAAAGGCACGCGAAAGGCAGTGGGGAAGGGAATCGTCTGTTTTTATTACCCGCGTTTTGGGCGATTTTGCCGCAAATGATGAAGATAGTGTTATCCCGCTATCCTGGATTGAACGCTCCAATGAGCGGTGGTTGGCACGAAAAGAAAAAGAACAATCAAAGGATGTGTGGGGAGAAGTCACAGGGCTGGGCGTAGACATTGGGCGCGGGGGTGATCCATCAGTTATAGGGATTCGCTGCGGAAATGCCATCAAGGAATTCAGAAAAATAAACGTTCGTGATGTTATGCAAATCGCCGGATTGGTTGCCGGTCTCTTAATTGCCCATGTTCGAGCAAAAGCCAGCATTGACGTAATTGGCATAGGTGCGGGCGTGTATGACCGTTGCCGAGAAAACAAAGAAATTCTCAATCGCCTTGATAGGGTAATTTCCTTCAACGCCAGTGAGAAAAACGATTTGCGTGACAGTTCCGGGGAACTTGGTTTTATCAATATGCGTTCGGCTGCTTGGTGGTGCGTGCGCGAATTATTGCAAACTGACGAAATTGACCTGCCTCCTGATGACGAACTGACAGGGGAACTGACGGCGCCAAAATGGAAAGTGCAATCTGCTGGTAAAATACAGGTAGAAAGTAAAGATGACATCAAAAAACGGATAGGGAGATCAACGAACTACGCCGATACTGTTATACAAGTTTTTGCACCTAAGCCAATCGTGAAATTAGCTGGCGCATGGGGCCGAACGAAGAAATAGGAGCAATTATGGCAACAAATTCCACCCAACCCAAAAAGGGCACGCGAGCCTATTTACAACTCAAGATCAACAAACTTGAGAAAACCATCCAGAACGCAATGAGGGTGAATTCCTATCTCATGAGTCGCAGTTCTGTTTCTGCTGTGCTGGGCAAACAATTCGAGGGCGATCGAGATTTGTACACCGTCCTGGGCTATCCAACCGACCCTGATTATGATGCGTTCCTGAATATCTACGAACGTGACGGCCTAGGGACCCGGATCGTAGAACTTATCTCTAATGAAACCTGGCGGGAACTGCCGGTGCTGGTAGAGGGGGAGAACAAAAAATTCGATGAATTCGACGATCCGGGACCACTGCAAACGACATTCTCCGAGCTGAACGACAAATTCCACTTGTTGAGCATCTTCAATGAAGCGGATGCCAATTGCGGCATTAGCCGTTTTGCTCTGATTCTCTTGGGACTTCCAGGCGAACTGGGTACCGAAGCTAAACCGGGCGGTACTCTCATGTATCTCAGTGTGCACGACGAAGGCGACGCAGAAGTTGACGAATCCACGATTATTAGAGACCCGCAAAACCCCCGTTTCGGCCTGCCAGAGAGATACAACATCGTAGTCGATGCCATGTCTCAATTGAAAGTGCCGGTGCATTATTCCCGCCTTATCCATATCAAGGAAGGCAGCGATAAACGCAGCTACAGGCGCATTTACGGCAATGCCAGGCTCAAGAAGTCGCTCAATCGCCTGTATGACCTGGAAAAGGTCGTGGGGGGCGGTTCTGAGGCGTTCTGGTTAGTGATTCGCAAAGGTCTGGCGCTCACCGCTAAAGAAGGCATGGATTTGCCGGTTGCGGGAACGGCTGAATACGATGCCATGCTGGACGAAATCGAAGAGTATGAGCATGGCTTGAGTCGCATTATGAAATTGGTAGGCGTAGACATCAAAGACCTGGGTTCGGACCCGGTATCATCACGCGATCAATTTGATGTCAACATCGCATACCTGGCTGGCACGAATGGTATCCCACAAAGAATATTATTAGGAGCAGAAGCGGGGCAATTGGCTTCTTCTCAAGATCAATTCAATTTGGATGATAACATCCGCTCCAGGCAGATAAAACAAGCCGAACCGTTTATATTGCGACCTTTCCTTGACCGCTTAGGAGCATTGAAGGTCAAATTTGAAGATCAAGCAGGAAAGATAAAAAGCGTAATAATCCCCCCGAAATATACTGTCATCTGGAAATCGTTATTCCAGCTTACGGATATGGAAAAGGCGAACATTGCCAGCACGACGGCTAACGCGCTGAGTGCTATCACTGGCGGTTCGCCTGAAGAGGCTATGCCAATTGAGACGTTCACACAACGATATTTGGGTTACAAGCCGTCCGAAGAAGAAGCGGCGGCGATGCAAGAGAAAAAGACCGAAGCCGATGAAGCCAACCAGACACCGCCTGAGCCTAATCAGGATGAGCTTGATAAGCTGCTTACCCGTTTCGGCGGCAACGGAAACGGCAACCGCTCAGACCGGGCCAGGCTGAACGAGATCATCTCTCGCCTGAATGCGAAACCTCTCGGCAAAATCGGAAATGTGGTCTATTTCGAGAATACGCAGGATGTAACCATTCTGCAAAATGTAACGGTTCTCAATCGGGATGAAAGTTATTCGGCCATGATTGCCTTCATGATTCCAGATGTCTTGAAGCAGGAATTGAAAACAAAATACCCCTGGATTCAAGATGATGTGCTGACAGAACTCCACATTACGCTTTGTTATCTAGGTGACATCCGCACTCTATCCCGCGAAAAAATATACAGCGCCATAAAGATGTTTGCGGTCCAGGCGCAGCCAATCAAGACCAAAATGCAGGGGATTGGCCGTTTTGTTTCAGGCGCGGACAAAGACCCGATCATTGTCACATTCGATAGTCAGTCAAATCAGTTAGTGGAGTTGCGCAGGACGTTGACTGAAGTTCTCAATATGGCCGGTATTCCATACCACGATGATCACGGCTACATCCCGCACATGACACTTGCCTACATCGATGCAGACGGCGAGATGCCAGCCGATACGATAGATCCGATGGAGATGAATTTTAGTTCTGCCTTTTTGGTTATCGGTGGGGAGCAAACTGAATATGAGTTTGGAAACGCCGATGGACTGGTGACTGTGAAAAATCCGTTTGATGAGTTTGGAAATAGGATTGTGTAAATGTCTACCATTTACATGCTCAAAGGCCTCCCGGCCAGCGGCAAATCGACAAAGGCTTGGGAGATTGCTTTGCTCAAAAATGAATTGATTGTTCTCAAGGATAAATTGGAAGAAAATAATAATTAAAAAATGACCTTCCTCAATCCCTTCCTGTCTACCGATCCTCTCCGCCCGTCTCGCCTCTTTCGCCTCGGCGATGATCCTTTATTGCCATTCACCGATAATGAAACTCAGGATTTCCTTGAAGATAACTCCGACCTGAAAGACACGATCAAACTATGGGATTCTAAATCCGGCTACAAGGGAATGCTGGAGGCGCGAAATAAGTCGGTGGTACAGCAGGCGGCTACGATTTGGGATGTGATATTTGACCTTTCCGCAGGCCGTTACCGCTACCTGAAAAATGGCCGTTTCATCTCAGCCGATCAAATCAGGATTGCCAATCTGCGAGTTGCCAAGGCGCAAGAGATGTACATGAGCGACCTTACTCAACAGTTGATAGACGGCCAGATCACAGAGCGGCAATGGTATCTTTCCATGCGCAAAGCGATGAAGGATGAATATCGCGCATCCTGGATTGCATCCATCGGCGGGATTGAGAATTACAGCCGGAGCGAAGTATCTAAATTCGGCTGGGCGGTCCGTCCGCAGTACCGCTGGCTGGATAACTTCCTATTGGAAATCCAATCAGGAAAGCAACCGCTCAATGCCTTTGCAAAACGCCGGGCGCGGATGTACGCGCGGGCGGCGAATGGGATTTATCAGAACAATATCCTGCGCATTGCGAAAGAGCATGGATTGAGAGAAGCGCGACGGATACTTGGAGAAACGGAAAATCATTGTCATGATAGCAGGCAGCGTCCCGGATGTATCGAGTTGGCAAGATTGGGGTACGTGCCGATTGACCAGGTTGTAGAAATTAATTCTGCAACTTGCTTATCAAATTGCCGATGTAGTTTTTCCTTTAGATAACTATGAAAACCATCAACGACCTGCCCGAAGAAACAAAGCAATTCATAGATGAGTTGCACCAAGACCATCTGGCGCAATCTCAGAAAGATATTATCCGTATCTTGGATGATGATAATCATCTGCTGTGTTGCTATAATCGCATAACGCATTGCATAGAAATTCATGGACAAAATCGCGGCGGAAACCACAGTACGCGTCGCAAAAAGTATTCTATCAATGTGGACATTCTCAAAAGGCAAGGGATGAGCAATTACTTTTCAGATAGCCCGGTATTTGAATTCAGGGCCGAAATCATAAGCGAGGAAACCAATGGCAGGTAACATCTTTCCCGATGTCCCGTTTCAGGCGAACGTAATCAGCACCAACGCTCACGCCTATAGCCCTGACAGTACACGCGATTGGGGTATCGTCCCGGCAACACACAGGAACAATATCAAGATCATCGCAAAGGGCGTTTATTATCTGGTAGGCGAGCCGTTGTGGGAAAATGGTAGGCAATGGCGAGTACCACCTGATGACATCGAATTGGTTATAATCGAGCCGCCTCCGCCAGATCCAGATACCATTACCTATCAGCCTGGCGATTTGGAACTCGTAACGCCAAACGGAATATACAAGAACTCAAACGCTGTAACTCTGACGAAAGTCTAACTATGCCGGGCTACATTGCCAGCCATACTGTTTTTGAAGCCGAAACAGGCACGCTCCCGCCGAAAGAGCCTATCCCTGTTACTCCGCCTGCGTGCTGGGAGGTGGTCGAAGGCGACGGTCAGATACCAGCGCTTCAAATGGTGGATTTCGACTTCGACAGTCGATTGCTTCCATTATGGACGCGAATAAGGAATTTCTTTACGCGCTTGCCGCTTATCAAGACAATAGTCCCCAGATCGCATTTAGCCGAAACGAATATGACGTTCCCGGATAGGCCGGTGACATTAGAAGGGATTTTAGGATTTCTTCTGGCTTTACTTGGCTGGCGCGTTGCCTCTACCAGTAAAATTATCACTGACCTGAACAAAAAGCCGGTTTGGATTGAATGGATTACAGATTGCATCGGGGAGCGCAATGCAGAGAACTTCCCGCAAGCCGGTGATGGTTACTGCGATACCGGCGCATGGAAACTTATGAGCGCAACGGCGGGCGGTAATTGGCGCAAGGTCCGAGAAATCATCATCCAAAATGGCACGAAATATTGTATTTTGGAGTTGTTGGATTTCAACATCACCCCCGAAAAACGGGAGGACGGTTGGTATTACAACGGCGAGAAAAAGACCTACCGCACCCATTCGTACTTATTCAATGTGCGTACCAATCGCAAAGTAACTAATATCATGACCTGGCTTACTGCGGGTGGTATCAATATCTCGAACGATGTGGGGCTTGAAGGTGGGAAAGGTCATGAAGCCTGGCCTTGCCCGGTCAAAGGTGGGGTTGCAGCGCAGCGCCTTATGGATATGTGGCTGCTGCCAGCGCTCCCAGCCGAGATGACTGTTTATGCCGATAGTCTGATTGTATACGGTGATTTGGTAGAGCAGCGTGACGGGATTTTGTGTCAGATTATCAAATATCGGATTTGGGGACCGGATATTTTTGGTTTTGATTCCGTTCGGGGGAACTGGTATAAACTCAGTGAAATGCTGGTTAGGGGTACGCTGGAATTGCGCAATGGCGGTAATGGTTTTGACCTTCGAGTTTATTCGCCTTCTTTGTTGCCAAATCGCAGAGTTGTTCCATCACCTGATTGCGGGTGGCTCCGACCATGAACAACAAAGTTCCCCTAATCGTCTACATTCTGCTTATTCCCTTCACCCCCTTGATTTTCTATCTCTGGCGATGGCATGAGCGTCGAGAGTTGACCAGATATATTCGAGGTTGAAAAACTCGTTTTAGCTTCAACGAGTTTTCTTGATTGTCAAAGCGTAACTTTCACCCTTTCTAATCGTCATGTAAATGAGCCGGTCGCTCTTTTGCTTCTTTACTGGAATCAAAACACCATCATGCTTTAGGGCCGTCGTTGATTGCTAAAGAGTGACCGGTTTATCGGTAGCACGAAAGTGCTATGCAAACGCAATTGACAAATTGCGTGTAATTTGCTAAGATAAGTTAGAAATTCATTTCACACTGTACGCTGAAGCGCCGAGTCGCTCCGTTCGTTCAGGAGCAATTGGGCGCTTTTAGCTTATATGGACAGTGAACTCCGCTCGCACATCGTAAATAACGCATTTTTCCGCACCTGGCGCAAAGAGACTGTAGGCGACAAGGCCTATCTTGTTGTGAAGGGCGTGCCATTGGTCGAGGGCGTCCTGAATGGTCGTTACGTCTCAGCCGATGAGTTCGGCGCGTTTGTGAAAGATTGGGACGGCGTGCCTGTTGTCATGAGACATCCAAAGACGAATGACGGCTCTGCTCGGGTCGCTTCGCCCGATGTGCCGATTGTGGGAAGGTTTTACAACGCCGAGCTAGACGGTACTCGTTTGGTGGGGGAATTCTGGCTCGAAGAAGATGCCTTGAATAGCCCTGATGGTGAAACTGTCATCACGCGCATGAAAGCGCAATTGCCGATAGAGTTATCTACCGGCTATTATGCGGAAAGTGTGCCGAGCGTGGGGAAGTGGAACGGCAAAGAATACAATCTCGTCGATCAAAATTTGCACCCTGACCATATCGCCCTGCTGCCTGATGAAGTTGGGGCATGTTCGTTGGATGATGGCTGCGGGCTGAACAGGAATAGGCAAATGTCAAAACAAAACGCGGAACATCCCTGGCATAAAGGCAGACCCGGCAAGGTAGGCGGATCAAGAAGTGACGAGAGTGACGTTGATTCTGAATCCGCAAATACAGCCAGATCACTCACCAAAAAGGCCGATCAAGCCACAAAACGCGCAATGGAATCTGGCGATCCTAAAGACCACGCAGCCGCCAGAGATGCCCATGCGAAAGCTGCCGAGGCTAACTTTCAGGTTTACTTCGAGATCAAAAAAGATGATCCTGAGGCAGCCGAGGGTTTTTACAGGGCAGTATTTGACCATGAACGCACCGCAGAAATCCACAATAAACATGCTGGCAAGTTGAAGCAGAACGTCACGGGCCTATCTGGAAAAGCCGCTGAAATGTGGGAGGAAATCTACCAGGCCGCCTTGAAAGAATATGACGATGAAGCAAAGGCAGCGGCTACGGCCTGGGAAGCCGTGAAAAGGAAATATCGCAAAGACAAAGATACTGGCAAATGGGTTTTGAGGGAAAACAGCACCCAACCCAAACAAAACACTTTAGACATTACGCCACAGGAAGCGGAAGGGCTTGCCGCTCTTGTGGCGTTTGTAGCAGACTGACCGCACTTGTAAGCGGGCAGTTGCCTATCGTAAAAGGAGATCAATATGGATAAACTCGTATTTCGTAAGTTCGCCAAGCTCGTAGGCAACGCAGAGGATCTTGTCCCGCTTGCAAACGAGTACGACGAAGATTATCCCGAAGGTTGGGATGAAATGAGCGAGGAGATGAAGGAAGAGTGGAAGAAAAAGCACATGATGAAGGATAACGCGGACAAGCCCACAGAGCCAACCGCGCCGGTCCAAAACCAACACCCAACTTCCCCCGCTCCGGCTGCTCCGAAGCTCGAACTGCCCGCCGAAACCGTGCAACTCAATGCGCTGGTCAAGGAAATAGGCGGCGTGGAAGCCCTGAGAACGCTCTTGCTTTCAGCGGCAACCGTCACGGCGAACGCTCTTCAAAACGAAGAAGCCGAACGCAAGAGCCTGGCGGAAAGCATCAAGGCAAATAGCGCAGACTTTGCCGACAGTGAACTGGCAGAAATGTCAATCGGCACTCTGCGCAAAGTGGCAAACATGGTTGGCGCGCCTATCGCGGTGGATTACAGCAGTCTGGGCGCTGGCGCTATCAAGGCCAACAAAGATGACATCGCCGTCATGCCCGACATCTTCGCCGCCGAATTCTGGAAGGAGAAATAATCATGGCTAAAACCAATCCCTCCACCATCAATTTAGTAAGCGCCGGTACTCCGCACTATGAGAATTTCCGCCTGGCTCCATTGGACGCCTGCGGTAACGGCGCGATCACTCCCGGTATGCTGGTCGAATTGACCACCGGGGAAGTTCGCCCGCACTCAACGCAGGCGGGGAATGTCACCCCGATCATGGTAGCAGTTGAGGGTGAAAACCTGGATGCAAGCTCTATCACCCTGGGCGATATCGATACCGACTATGACGATGACAATGGCAGCGTCAAGGTTTGGTTTCCCCGATCCGGCGATGTAGCTTATATGCTGCTGGGGGCCGGTGCGAACGTTGCACAGGATGGCCTATTGCAATCCGCATCAGACGGGTATCTGATGGCCTACGGGGCCGTTGCCAACATCCACGAACAAATCGTAGGACGAGCAGTTGCCGCAGTGAATAACTCAGCTGGTACTTCTCCCGCTCGCGTGAAAGTGAGGGTAGCATAATGTTGCACCGATCAAATGTCTCTGATGTCATGGCGCTCTTTGGCCGCGATGGTCTAAAAGCTGCGCCGATCCTGCGCCCTCATCTCGGGATGCACCATAACGGCCTGCTCCGCAAGGATGAATGGCTCGAACTTGACCGCGTAGTGCTGGAAACGGCCAAGACCGAACTGAACGGCGTGCAAGACCTGATTTCCCTGGGCCTGACCAAGCGTCTGGGTGGCCTCGGCTCGAAGGTTTCAGCTTACGAGCAAATCGGGGAAATGACCGCTGCGACTGTCTCGATGTCTGTCGATGTTCCTGGCGAGAAAGACCGCCTGGAATACACGATGGTCAACGTGCCAATCCCGGTCATTTTCAAGGATTTTGCCTTTGACTTGCGCGACCTGTCCGCCGCGCGTCAATCCGGCGATCCGCTGGAAACTGATCACGTGGCTGCCGCTACACGCGTTGTGACCGAAGGCATGGAAACTATGCTCTTTGCTGGTAGCACGGTGCAACTCGGCGGATATATCATCTACGGCTACACCACTCACCCCAACCGCATCCAATCAACCGCTGCGGCTCTTGGCGGCGGCGATTGGGGCACGCCTGGCAATGCCTACAAGACCATCCAAGGTGCCTTGAACTCTCTCCGCGCGCTGGGCTTCCGTGGACCGTTCATGGTCTATGCTGCCGCAACCCAATACGGGCAAACGCTCAACTACATGGACCTGACGAATACTCAGTCAGAAAAGGCCGCGATTTTGCGCAACATGCCCGAAGTCCGAGACATCAAGCCATCGTTTGAGCTGACGGCCAGCCACGTGGTCGTTGCGCAAATGACCTCGAATGTGGTTGACCTGGCCGTAGGATTTGCGCTTGCGCCTATTTCCTGGGTCGAGATGGGCGGGATGATTACGCAGTATCGCGTGATGACCGCTCTCGCTCCGCGCGTCAAGGCCGATGCCAGCGCTCGTTGTGGTGTAGTCCATATTACGGCTGCATAGAAAGGCACCGAATCATGTCCGAGAAGAAATATACCTACCGCGTCAAAGCGGGTCGCAAATGGGGACCGTATCATGAATACGGTCCCGGCATGACCATCGAACTGACCGAGGACGAAGCGGGCGGATTCCTGGATACCCTGGAATTGGTGAAAAACGGCAATGTCATTGTGGAAACCAATGAAGCCGCTCATCTGGCTACGCTCACTGTAGGTCAACTTAGGGAACTACCCGAATATGCCGAAATGGAAAACCCGAAGCCGAAAAGCAAGGCCGACATTTTGCACGCTATTCTTGAGGCGCGCGGCCTGCTTGAGGAAGATGCCGAGTGAGTTACGGTTCAGCCGCCGGGGTTGCCGCTCTATCGTCCATGTGGACAACGGACGGGGCATTTACGACCACCAGCCGTGTAACACTGGCCTCGGTCACTACCTGGTTGGATCAAGTCTCTAAAATGCTGGATACTGCCCTGTCAGATGAAGGTTTCCTAACCCCCGTGACGGTGGTTGCCGTACTTGGTGAGTTTGACCTGCTGGTCGACGGAATCGTCAAAGACCTGGCGGATTATTCCAAAGGGTCTGGCCGTTTCTTTACCAAAAAGGCTCTCGATTCCGGTACAAGCCCATTCATGACCATCGACAAAGAAGTGCATGAATGGGTCACCCGGAAATCCATCGGCTTCGAGGCGCAAGGTGTGCCGAGGCGAACGGATTTCCGAGGCCGTCATAGGGCAATCTTCGAAGTGTTGTGAAAACATGCCTTACATCTCTTTCCAGGTCAAAAATGCCAAGATCGTAAAGGCTGGCTTCGAGCATCTGCGTAGGGCCATTCCTGAAATCAGCCGCCTGCGTTTGTATCAGGCGGCGGTAGAAATCGTAAGGGGCATGAAGCAACCTGGAAAGCCGATACAGTATCCCGTCAGATGGGATACCCAAAAGCAGAGACGCGCCTACTTTGCAACAAAGGGAACGTTCATTCGTGGTTACACTGGTCCTTCGAAAATCCCGACGAAGCGCACGAGAATATATCAAAAAGCATGGCAATTGCGAGCCGTAACACAATCCCCTGCTAATGTCGGCTATGACGTTGGAAATCCGCTTGCTCATGCTCGACACATCGGCGGAAGGTCTACAGGCGGCGGGCAGTCCAAAATACACAAAGGTCGCTGGCCACTGTTCAAGCGTCAAGTGGAAATCGTGGTCAAGAAACTGCCTAAAATCGTCCGTGACCATTTGAAGCAGATAGCACGCCGGGAAGGGTTCAGGACCAGAGAATGACCGACTGGTATGCACATTGCGAAAGTGCATTACGCGCCTTGATAAAGTCCGAGTTATCGTCCTACTTCCCCCCGTCAACGGCGGATGACCAGGTAACAAAGTCTGATGATACGCACTATGATGACGGCTTTGATTACTTCTTTACAACCTATCCCGGTGCATTCCCGATGGTCAATGTAGGTGCGCAAGTCGTTGAAACCGCATGGGAAATCGTGGTGGATATAGTCACGCGCTGGAAGAATAACCAGCAGGATAGTTTCGAACAATTCACGGCCTATCGCTCCGACGTATTCAACCTGTTGAATTTGACACTGACAGGCCGCAATCTAAACAGGACAAACGGTGTCCGAGGCGTCTCGATGCTATCAGAAGATAGACCGCGCTTCATCCCGCTCCAGGTGGATGACCCGAATAGCCCTACTTCGCACATCGGTCAAGTCTGCGTTGTGACTGTAAGGCACGTGGCTAATAAGGAATAAATGGATACTGTCAAATGCCCGCTCAAAGGGCATAACCACGAAATAGAGCTTCTCCCCCACCCGGAAACGCCGGGGAAGGTGGTTGGGTATTGCGATAAACAGGCGGTCATCGAAATGGATGCGCCGAAGCCGAAGATCAACCGCCGCAGTTATTCGCGCAAGAAAAAATAAACAGGAGTCGCTATGACAACTATCAATACGGAACCAACTGTATTTTCAGGATTTCACAAGGGCGTGGCTTATGCCTTGAATGCCTACGGGCGTCCCGATCCCGCCGCCGCAGACCCGTTCATCGGGCCTTACACGGGGCTGGAAATCTACGCAACCAAAACTTTCAGTCTGACCGTTCCCGCTACCCGCAAGGTAGCGCATATCGGCAATGACCGTCTTTTGAAAACTCAGCAATTCCCCCCGCAGGAGCCGGTCGTTGGCGAAGTTGGCGCGGGCGCTGAGGATTTGGAATTGGTTGCCATGCTGACGGGCGCGACGGTCATTGCGAAGGCAGGCGCAAAGGGCATAGTCTACGCATCGGATCTGCAAGGCTCTGAACCGAACGTCGGTTTTATCATGCTACAGGATGCGCTTGCAGAGAGCGGGCCGCAACGTTACCGCAATCTGTTCATCCCGTCCACAAAGGCCGTCCCGCGTACGCCCGGCATGGGCGCTGACCCAATTGACATGATCTTTGACCTGGCTCCTGATACGGTCGATCATCACCTTTGGGGTGAACTACTTTCCATCCTGAGTGACCCGTCTGACCCGTTCTCTGGGGTATCCGAGAGCGGAGCTGGCACGACCGCCTTCGAGGTATTTTTCTCTGCCTACGAGATGCGTATCTGTTCTTTCCTCGCGCAGGCTGCGCAGGTCGCATTCACGTTCCCGGAAGATAAGC